CTCGTCCATTCCTCGTTAGACTGGGTCGGCAGGTACCGGATGGTTTGATAATATGGGGACTGAACACGTATGCCTCCCTCAACTGAGAGGTCGGCAAGCGCTGTGCCTTCAATTCCCGGAGTAAAAGATCCGTCCAGCGTGTACCCAATCGATGATGGAACCTGGGACGCTGTTAGCATGCCTTGTGGTCGAGTTTGACCAACCACAGCAGCAACGCCAGTTAGCGACACAGTTTGGATTGGGGCAGCGTAAGTCTTGAGAGACCCACGCCAACCGCGAAACGACTGCATGAACCTACCAAACTCTCCTTGCGGATAGAGTGGCCAGGCCCAATACTGTCCATTCCCGTTGAATGCCCCAGAATCACCGTACGGTGGGCTCAAATTTGCCATTCGATGAAAGAGGGTTCTAAAATCCTCGATTTCTTCAGGCATATAGACGCCGATCGTCTCCTTTGCACCCTCCGTTGGAGCGAGGGGTGGATAAGTCATCCCACCAGGTGAATTTACATCACCAACCGCTGCCATGTGCGCCTTGGCTCGGACACTATTACGCGCGTCTACGAGGACTTGGTCCCCGACGACTAACGCAACTGTGCCCTCGCTAGGCCCTGGACGGCGGCTTAGGACCTCAAAGTCCTCGCTGTCGAGGCGAGAACTAGCTGCAGGTTTGGTGGTCTGCACGCGCCGAGATCCAGTAAACGCGGCAGGTTGGGAATAGTTCTGGGGTATCCGTGTTGGTCGATTGAACCTTAAATTGGCACCCATGGAGTACAGAACCCATTCAACTGACCCGGAGTCAGACGTGTTGTTGGACGTCACCTCTCCGAGCACGCTAAGGCATAAGAAGCCATTTCCAATCGTTTGAACACGACCGTTGTGCGTATAATTGATGGGCGAAGGTACATAACATGGGAACCACTCTTGGGCTGAGACCACTGGGACAGACCAGGACATTTTCGTTTCTCCTTGAATCTGGGTCCAGGCGAGGATGATGTCACCAGGAACAATATTTGTGGGAATTGCAGCCCCAGCTGGATGCCAAGAAATGGCAAGTCTCGCGCTAACAAAACGCGAGCAACTGGCGTACAACTCATAAGCCATCAAATCAGTCCAGAATGAGAAGAACGAACTCGTAATGTTGGTTCGATTGGCGTAAGTGTGCGTTGCACTCTTATAGGCACCAAATTCTGGACCAACACCCCAAACTGCAACCACAGTACCATCTGTAACTGTCGTGGCGATGCTACCGTAATCCACCAGGCAAGGGTGCCTGCAGAAATTTTTAATGTTCATCATGTCGACTGTAGAACCAGCCGATTCTGGTGCACACGCAACTTTGGCTTCTGGATCCAAAGCCAACACTTCAACGGGGGCGAGACCTTTGCCATTGGTAGTGTATGGATAGCTTGAAAGAAGCGCAGGGACAGGAGCAACTTTGGTAGGGGGCATGTTGAACCCAAAGGCCGAAGCCAATGAACCAACAAGGCTGGAAATACCAGCAATCGGGGCGGCAATAGCGCCAAGGCCAGGAACGACCGAAAGCGCAGAACTTATGCCAGTCACCGTTTCCGCAATACCAGAAATCAACCCTTTTTCTGACTTCTGAACAGCTTCTTTGCTAGAAGGGGCATGTGCCTCAAGTCTCGGGAGCATCTTGACTGGTTTATTGAGGAACTTAGAACTCTTCTTAGGGGGAGCTCCCGAAGAGAGGGAGAACGTATACGTGTCCAGGGTTGGACCGAAAACGCGTGGTTTGATGAAACGAGCAAACACCTGTATCGGAACAGAATGACTGGCGTCAGCTGTTGTCACCTGAAGGTCGGTAATGGCCTGGATGGCCATTGAACCGATGTCATACTGCGGGTTGTTCACCAAGGCCATGGCTTGTGATGGGTTGTTATACAAAATCCGGACAATAAGCGTCGGACAAAGATTCAAACCCATGACAGCATGCGTGGCAAAGCTGCCGGCAATCTGATCTGTGAAGATCACACTGCTTGACGGCGTGCTTGACTGAGTGACAACTTGTAGCAAACCAGAGTGCATTCCGGTGGACTGGGTTTGTATGCGAATCTCAACACCCTCACAAGTGAAAAGTGCAAAATTTGAAAGATTGCTCGCTTCTTTTACAATAGCGAACAAAGATTCTGGGAATTGCAAAGTGCCAATGGTAGCACGACCCAGGGTGTCGGTCCACGTGTAGGTGACAATCAAGTACTCACGCGCGATAATACCGTTGATGCCGGTGTCCTTATATGCGTCCGCTGCTTCCAAAGCAATGGGTGGCGCATCATCTGAAGGACCTTCTAGCACCACGTCCTCGTGCGCTGTTCTCATGTTGTCACTGTCTGATTATTTTGGAGAATCATCCATGTGGGCTGTTAATTGAACGTCTTTCTCGTCCATGCCAGATGGCCGCAAATGGAATTGCGAGCCGAATCCCAGTTGGGAGACGGTGTCAAATTCAACATAACGCCCACCGATCCACGAGGCGTAAAAGTTTGACCAAGAAACGAGACAAGGCTCGAA